CGGCCTGACTCAACATGCTGACCCGACACATTCCCGCTGACGGTATCCGACCACTCGCCGTGTCCGTCACCGGTAACAGCTTTAAATGCGTATTTTACGCTGATACTGCCGGAGAATTGGAAAAATGTAAATTGGCTATTGGATGTTTCAAAGGTTTCCGTGTGGTTCTCGAAGTCGGTGATTTCCAACACATAGCCATAACAGCCACTCGGTAACGCTTCCATTGTAATGACTACACCATCCAACCCAATATCCAACGTGGGGGCGGCAGGTTTTCTTGGGGCAACAATATTAAAAGTGTGTGTGGCGGGTAAGCTGTACATCCCATAGACATTACGGATAAACAAGTATGCAGTACCGCTGTTTACAGTTGGCGCTACGCGAGAATAAGTATTTTCTGTACGATCTAATCTGTTTGAGTTAGCTACACCAGCATAACCATCCAAGCGCAGTTCAAAATAGTCTACATAGCCGTTATCTATGTAATCCCACTCCCATAACGCGCCTTGTGAATCCCATGTCAGGTAAAACTGTGTAGGAGCTGCTGGCACATACACATTGCCACGAATCGTAATTTCCTCCACCGGTGCTGTATCAAAGTCGGACGTTCCTGCGTTTGTATTGCAGGCTATGACTTTGACACAATATGTAACCCCCGTGACAACACCCGTTATCGTGTAGGTAACATTGCTTGTCGTTCCTACCATCTGATACACATTTTCCGTGGACTTTTTCATCCATATCTGTGCGTTCAAATAGTCCGATACATTAGTATTGTCAAACTCCACAAAGATATTGTTAATCGGGTTTCCGTTGGAATCGTAGCTGTGTTCTTCCGTCAGTTGCAGGCCAAACACCTGCTCTACCGCACCAGCTCCGATGCTGTCAATTTTTTCTTCTGTATCGTCACGGAAACCTTTCAGGAATTGCTTTAACTGTGCAACGAAGTTCCTGCCGTCACCGCTGACACTGTTCGGTATCTGTTCCAGTTTGGATTTTAAATTGAGCATGCTTCGTTACACCTTCTTCCTATGCCTGGGTCGGAACCGGCGCTCCTACCGCAGCCAAAATTGCGTTTTGAAGTTCTGCCAAAAGCACCTTGTCCTGAGATACATCAAGTTCCTGCTGGTTAGAAACATAGATAGAAGCCAGCCGTATAGCGGCACGAATTAAACCCTCGTTCCGCACTACGATCTCGCCGTCCAGCGGTGTTTTTGGATAACCTACAAAGCAACGCATTGTAACTGGCCCGTCTTCCAACGACTGAATCGTGTTCCCGGTAATCCGTACCGGATACAGGCCAGCCGGTTTAATATAGTCAGCGGGCAGCGTAGTACCCTCCGTACTGACTTCAATTTCTTGTATCATTATCGGGGAATTTATCGACACAAGATAATTGGATATAAACGTGACTGCTTCGTTGAAGTATGCCAGCAGTTCTTCATCGTCCATACCCACTTCGTCCCGGTCGTTCGTTTTGTTACGAATTTCTCTTAATGCTTCACTTACATTCATGCTGTTTCACCGCCTTTACACCTTGAACGGCATACGAACCTTGATGTTGTTGTACCGCCTGCCGGATACAAGGTAGTCTGCCACTCTTTCAATTTCACGAAGCATTACATCGGTATCCGGGCTGTTCAGCAGAATCATGGTTGATACTTTTGTAACCAGCTCCGTAAATACTTCGGGAAGTTCTATTATGGCGGTATCGTCCGACAGGTCGCTTAACTGCAGCGTGGCGATTTCTGCCCGGTACAGCATATCGAAGTCGGTATTTGCGTATATCCTGCCGTTCGTGATTTTATATTGCCCCTGTGTGTGCGGGTTTATCTGTTCGACTGCCGGTATCGGTGACATGTGGTAGCCGTCTTTGGTACGCATGATGTCAACCAGTGTAATCAAGTCCTCCGGCAACTCTGCCCCCGTAACCGGGAAGTCGTAATATTCTTTCGGTTCTTCTGGGTGCAGTTCGTTATATTCCCGTACTTCTGCGTTCATATCTTCCTGCACATAATGTTTAATTTTTTCCAAAAAGTCGCTGTTCTTTATCGACTTTTCCTGATTCAGATACCGGATACATTCGTTAACGGACTCCAGTATTTCGTAGTCGCTGTAACGCGCTGCGTCCATATCTTTCACTTTGTACCTGATTTTGTAAACCAGTCTTTTTACGTTGATAGCCATTTGCTCACCGCCTTACTTTGTGGTGAAAATACGTTGCTTAAACTCTGTCTTAAACTGCGGATTTAAACGGAGGAACATGTCGAAATAATGAGTATAGTGTGCTATATCCCCTTGCGCCCTAAAGAACGCAGCCTTTCGCAACATCGGGTCTAACGCCCAAAGCTCCATAGGGATTTCAGCCTTAATCATTACCTCGTCGCTGCCCTTCCCTATCCGTCCGCCCATCTCGTTATCGTACTGCACCTGCGCTATTGCATCGTCCAACGAAACAGTGGTCTGCAGGTGGTATTTTTCCTTTCCATCCTCGTCAAACTCCGTATCAAAGGTCTGATAGGTTATGTTTGACGGCTGGTTGTTGTCGTCATAGCCTTCCATTTCTTCCCCCTATACAAAGAATTCAGGCCCCGACTAAACAGGTGTTACACATGAGTAGCCAGGGCCTTGAATCTTAACTTGTTGGGATAATCCCTAAAACGGCCCTAACGGGATTATTCCTTACTGTTTAATGTTGATAATGGCTGCGGAAGACAGCGGCTGGTCGAATTTCAGGCCGATGCTGGATTCGATTACGAACTCAGAATAGTTACCTTTTTTAGCCAAGCCCTGTACTTTGTGGGTGCGCTGGAACCATTTCTTTTCGAGGTACTGGGAATCCAGTGCCAGCATGAAGTCGTTCGGGAACCACAGATGCGGCTTGCAGGTCACTTCACCAAAGTCAGTTTCCAGCGTGGTCGCAATCAGGTTGGTCTTCTTGTCGCCGGATTTGCGGGTCGTGGTAGACAGCGCATTAACAATCTCGGAGAACCGGGCTTTGTTATGCGGAGAAGCCCACAGGGTATCCGGGTTGCCGCCACGACGATAGGCCATTTCCATAGCGGCATTGATGTTGGCTACGGTGTAGTCCGCATCACCTCCCAGGTCAACCACGTTGTTCATCACAACTACCAGGCTGGTGCCAGCGGCAGAAGGAATGATTTCCGCGTTGGTAGTGCCTTCAACAGCGTCCTTCAGAGAAAGATACACGTTGAATTTGGTAGCCGGAGTGGTTTCATCCAGCCGTACATAGTACAGCGTGTTCTTCTTCAGGCCGGTCGGCATAGAAGTAGCGTCAAAATAGACGAAGTCACCAGTACGCAGGTTGTGTGCGGAAGTAGTGGTTACTACGCCGTAAGTGGTTTCTACGGAAGCAGCCAAAGTCTTCTTCTTCATGAAGTACGGCAGACCACCGGTCATAGCCTGTACCGCTGCAGTTCCTGCAGTTTTGGTGTCGTTGTTTACGAAAGCATACTCAATGTCGCGGGCATGTTCCGTAAATGCTTTGGTCAACTGACGATTAAACTCGTCGCCGCCTTTGTAAACTTTGCGAGCTTTACGCTGCATGTCGGTCACGAAGCCGCTGGTCATGAAAATCTGAACAACATTGTCCAGTGCTTCCATGCTGCCGACTGCGTGGCTGGAGTAGTCTTCTTTTTCCAAGTGTTTGTTAACCATAGGCGGATGCAGTTCTTCGGTGGGCCAGCTAAAAGCCGGTTCTACTGCGTTCGGCCCGTCAGGAATAGAAGACAGGAAGGGGGTCTTGTCCGGAGAGATGCTGGTGATGATCGGGCTGATGTCCTCTGCATTGCCCCAAGCATCAAAGGTAAAACTTTGGTTTGCACTCGGTCCGGGATTACGTGTTACTGCCATTTTGAATCACCTCGTATAAAAAAATTTTATTATAAAACCGCCATCAGGGAGCGTTCCCCGTGGCGGTTCTATGCTGTGTTAACTATTTACTTATTACTTAATCATCATCGTCAAAGAAGTTGCCGAACATCTGCCCGATAGCAGCTTCCCTGTCGCGTTTGCTCATCGTTCCCAAAGCACTAAGCGGTGTGGTCTTCCTCGGAGCTTCCTTTCCGGTTCCGGGGGTTTCCACAAAAGCAGGCTTGTTTACGACTTTGGGCGCTACTCCAACGCCCGTTTTGTTGGAATAATACTCTAACCGGGTCTGATTATACATTTCCTGCAGTGCCGGTAAGTCTGCTGTCGTCAACGTGCCGGTCTGTACCTTGCGGATAAGCGGTTCAACCTTTATTGCCTGTTCGTAAGGCATTTTGGCAACGCGCGTAATCATCAGCTTGTCAATGGCATCGAAATTAGGCTCTTTCTGCTTCATTTCCTGCACAAAAGACGCTACTGCATCGTAAGCGCGCCTTGTATCCTGCTGTTGCGCCGCCTGATTCTGCCGTATGTTGTTTACGTCCTGCAAGATTTTTGCCCGGTTGTTTTCAACAGCTACCTGATAGGCTTTTGCCTTTTCTAAAATCGCCTGGTCGTCTGTATATTCCGCAACGTCCAGCTCGTCCTGCGTGATACCGATTTCTTTCATAGCGCGTTCCTGCGCCAAAGACTGTACTTTTCCGTAAAACTCTTTGGCCTGCGCCGTTTCATCAACCGGCTCCGCGTTTTGGGGCTGGTTCTGCTGCTGTGCCTTTGCCATAGCCGCATAATACCCAGGACGTAACGCAACAGGAATCCTTGCTTCGTCAAGCTGCCCCGTCTGCATAGCCGTCTGTAATTCCTGCATTGTGTATTCCGCTGCAGGCTGCTGTTGTACGTTTGCTGTTGCAGGCTGCGGGTTATTCAGTGCGTTTATAAGCTCGTTTCCCGCATACGTTTCTTTGGTTTCGGTCTGCTGTTGTGGCTGTGACTGTTGCTGCGGTTTCTGCTCCTGCTGTTCCTGAGCAGGTTCTTCCTGTGTATCTGTTTCTTCCGGCATGGTAGAAATTACTTCGTTCCGTCCGGTGCGCTCGTTAAAACGCAATACAAAAGAGCCTTTTTCCGACTGTGCGATAGTTTTATCCGCTACCGGTTGTGAAGCAGCCGGAGGTAAACCGCTATCGTTGCCGGTAGCGGAACTATCAGTGGTCGAAGTTTCAGCTCCCGGAGATACGGGGGACGGAGCGGATTCCGTCGGCGCTGGAGACTGTCCGGTTTCTCCTGCGCTACCGGCGCTAAAACTCATCTGCGTGTTGGTACTAACTTCACCTTCCATACTTACTTTTCTCCCTTCTCATTACTTAAACCATCAATTTTTTCCTGCGCTAAGAAAGCCTGCTTGATAAGGTATTCAAACTCCTTTTCCAAATCAAGACAGGCTTTATAGTACATTCTGATATACAATAAACTTTCCTCGTTGTTAACCGATTCCAGTTTCTTTAGCGTGTCGTCTTCCACGCCGTCCATAAAAATTTCAAGGATTTCCTTTGCGGCTTTTGCCCTTTCTCCCAGGTTTATAACCTGCTGCAAGGAAACCTTGCGCGCTCGTTCGCGGGCCTTTCTATCTTCTATTAGGCCCGCCTGCGCCAAATCCAGCCGGAGCTGCCGGTAACTGGAATTTCTTATTTGCCTCCTTAACACTCTCCAATTCCTCCTTTTGGATAATGTCTTCGGTATTGACATTTGCGCCTAACTGCTGTAAGAACTGCATCTGCGCGGCAGGCGGCATATCTTCGTAGTTGAGGGAAATGCTCGTTTTGGGCGCTTTTGCCTTTTCGATTTCCCACTGCGCTTTCTGCTGTTCTGCCTGCATTGCTTCCTGTGCGGCTTGCTGTGCTTTTTGTTCCTGTTCCTGCTGGAATTGCGCCGCTTCCTGGCTGTCCGGGTCTAAAATGTAGTTTGCTACATTCCGTATACCCATCTTTTCCAGCAATTCGGAAATGATGTTGTACCAGGACTTCGGTGTAATCAGACCGGCCTGTGCCAAAATCGGGTAGATCTGATTAATCATTACCATAAGGTACTGAATCTGCGCTTCTTTCGTCCCCGGCCCCAACCCAACATTGATAATCAAATCGTAGTCGATGTTCAGCTCGTCTTTGGAAATAACTATGTTTTCGTTGGTAAGCCGGATAATCTGCTCCTGATCCATGTACCGCTGGTCAAGCAGAATGATGTACTTGAAAATCGGCACGATGAAGTTTTCCGCAAACATGCGGCTCATCTGCTTCATTCGTTTTTCTGCCTGCCCTAAAATCGCGGTAAGGCCGGTAGCCGTTTTGTTCAGCGAATTGCTGTCCAAACCCTGATTATAACGGGTGCTGCCGGACTGCGACTCTATCTCGTTCTGTGCATATTCGATAACCTGCATGGAAAGCGGGCTTATCGGTAACTGTGTGCCGGGGTAAACCTGCTGCGCGGGGCTGTCCGAAGTGTCGCAAAGCACGATTTCGTCGTTGCTGATAAGCGCATCCACGTCCACATTGTTGTTGACGAACAGTCTGGGGCTGTTATTCTTCGCAACATTGGTAATAATCTGCCTGAAAATGGCAGTTTTTAAGTCCTGCTGTTGCTCTAAATCGTCCGTGAAGCCCTCGTTTTCGTTAAATGCGTTGATAGGGTCTGCATCTACCGCAAAATGGAAGAACGGAGCCATTTCCATATCGTTCCGGGAGATCCGTATAGGGGTTTCCCCGATAACATGGACA